GAGCCATTTTGTTTAAAACGTTTCCGTCTAAATTGTTGTACCCATAGATTTAAGTGATAGAGAACATCTCACTACGTGCCCCGAATAACTATTACGAATAGTCAATTCCGTGTCACTCCCATATTTTGATACCACAAAGATAATACATTTTTGGATAAATCCAAATAAAATTATATTTATTATTAAAATAAATATCAATGCCTAATACAAACGACTCTCACGGGGAATCTAAAATAATATTTGAAGACGAAGATTGGTTAATTGTAGAACCTATGGACTACGATTCCTATTTATATTATGCTCCGGACAATACAAGATTAATGTGGAAAGATGTTAGGAATGGACAACTATTTTGTATTGTAGATAAGGAGAATAACGCCGGTCTTGGAGGAGGATTTAGAACTTATATAATTTTCAAAGACGAAGATAATAAAATCTCATATTATAATTGGAATAGTAAACCATTTTCAAAGAGTACTTTTCTTGAGGCAATACCTGAGGATATTAAACCACAAGTTGTAGAAGTTATTGGTGTTGGTAAAATGTATGATTTATTAACTAGAATTGTTAACGGAGAACCGGTTAGTTCTCGTTGGATGGAAAATGTTGATGAGTCAGTTTATGATTTTAAATACACCCCAAAGGCACCATTTAAAAGTAAAATAGTGTTGAAGTTTGATGACGACGAATATATTAAACTATTTGACCCAAGCGATGACGATATGTGGTACTACAACGTAATTACATCATACTATGATTCATATGAATGGGACGATGGTTACCAAGCTACCGAGGATTTTGGGGAGGGTTATTTTTTTAGTTACTTTAACGGTGATAACCTTAAAAAAATAAAAGAAATCCTTTCAATTATTGAACCTAGTTCAGTCCCGTTGGAAACGGATGAACAAAAATCAGATGCTGGTAAAAAATTACTTGATATGTTTGGAAATGAAATTGATAGCATCATCTCGGATTATACTAGCGAACAAAATCAATGTAAAACCAAAGGGTTTAACACAATGATAAAAAATGATTTTTGTAACGCATTTGACAATTACGGTATTTTTACAAAATATTGTCTTACAGAATATTTTACAAGTGTTGGTATGTTATTATCTCTATACGATACGATGGGTGATAAAACATTAACTATAAGTGAATTATTGTTTAGAATAGGTTCAGAGATGCAGATTGCTGGTTGGAGTGAATATATTTATGAAGTTGATTGTGAGGATTTTGACCAAGAATCATTTGATTCATATACATCAACTAACTTAGATAAAATTATTGAAAAACTTGAAGATGAATCTCAATATGAAGATATTCACGCATATGGTGACATATACAGAAGACTTGATGCTAAGTTTAAAGTAAATAACCGATATAAAACTAAATCCGGAAGAGAATTTTTCTATAGAGGAATTAACGTAAGAAATAACAGAATACTCATTGATGTGTTTAAAAAAGACAATGGAGGAATGGAAAGTAGAAGTTATACCGAAGAAGAATTTAATAACTTCTTAGTATCTCCGGAATTATTTGAAGGGTTCATTAGAATAAATTAAAATAATTCTTTGTTATTTAATTATTTTTTCTATCTTTGCTGAATGGAAAGAAATTATCAATTATTAAAAGACGTTTTGTCGGTTCCGACAGTAACATATCAAGAAGACCGTATGGTGGAATTTATAACCAATTGGTTAGAAGAAAATGGAATTCCCTTCAATGTGGATGAACATAACAACATTTATGCAATAAAACAAACAGATGAGTTTGTGGATTACTTCCCCTGTGTAATTGCTCACACTGATACAGTTCATAATATTGACACGATTAATATTCGTGAGGAAATGTTACAAAATAGTCAGTATGAAATCAAACCGGCTTTAAAAGCTTATAACGATTTGGGTAACCCAACCGGAATTGGTGGTGATGACAAATGTGGTGTTTATGCGTGTTTAGAACTATTAAAAGAATTACCAAATCTGAAAGCCGCGTTCTTTGTATCTGAAGAAACCGGATGTCACGGGTCCAAGAAAGCCGACCCAAACTTCTTTATGAATGTTGGTTATGGTATTCAGTTTGATGCTCCGGGAAATACAATGGTTACAGAAATTTGTATGGGAACAAGATTGTTTGATAGAGACAGTGAGTTTTTTGAAACTTGTAACGGTGTATTAAATGAGAGTTTCAATGGACGACAAGAATACTTCTCAAACCCTTATACCGATGTTTACGCATTAAAGAACTCTTTTGACTTCGCCTGTATCAATTTTGCGATAGGTTATTACGACTATCACACAAGAAATGAGTATGTGGTTATCGAGGATGTTTATAATGGAATTGAGACGGGTAAAAAGATGATTCAAGAATTGGGGAATAAAAAATACCAATATAAAGTAGAATCAAAATTTAAAATGTTTTAAGAGACTTCGGTCTCTTTTTTTTTTATATGATATTTATAAATAAAATATTTTATGAAAAAACTATATTTCTTAAATGAAGAAGAAAAAAATAGAATTTTAAATCTTCACGAAAGTGCCACAAAACGACAATATTTAAGTGAGCAAATTCCATTTGGACCTCAAATACCACCAAACCCATATAAGACAGCCCTTGATAATATGAAAGGTAATGCGAATTGGGAAGGAAAATATTCTTGTGTTCCTAGCCAAGGGGTTAAACCAACCAAATTAAAAGATGGGTCAACTATGTATATTATTAATGGTGTAAAATACTATAGTAATGGTAGAAAAAAAATGGCTGACGGTAAAATGTTAAATTATGCTTGTGAGACGGAATTTATTAAAGAAGGTGAACGACAAACAAATATTACAAAAGTTTATTGTAGTGTTAAAAATGGGATGATAACAACCGGAAGTCTTAAAAATTCACCATGGAACGACTATGTTAAATCTTTTAAAATAACTAGTCAAGAAATAGAAACGGCTAAAAAATCTTGTCCTAAAACTAATAAAACTAAACAAAGTTCTGGTAATAGACAACAAATTATTTCTCAAACAGAAAATAACACAAAGGCAATTCAGAAATTATTAAAGTTACCTGAAACGGGGATTATGGATACAACATTATTACAAAAAATTAATGAAGTGTTAAATGGTGGGGGACAACAAGCTCAACCAAGACCTCAAGTTGAACCAATCCAACAACTGACTCCGGCAGGTGTTAAAACACAACAATTAACAACTATGTCTCCGGAACAATTAACCGCAGGGTTGCAACAAATGCAACAAAAAGCTGCCGCTGCAACCGCAGGATTAAAACGATAATATATAAAGATGAAAAAAGTTATATTAGAAGAAATTGAAAATATGAAATACCTTTTGGGGTATAAAAGAGGTGTTGTTATTTCTGAACAAGAAGAAAAAAATGATTTGATTGATAAATACTCAACTAAATCAATATCAAATTCTATCGATTCAGGTGATTACTCAAATCTTGACCCAAGAGTTGCTGATGCAATTAAACAATCTCAGAATATGGTTGGTGGACAATCTATTTTACCTAACTCAACTTCAGGAACTACGTCAGGAACTACGTCAGGAACTACTTCAGGAACTACGTCAGGAGCAACAACTCCGGCACCATCAACCCCTGCAACACCAATAAAAATCGGTGTAAAATATCCATCAATAATGGAATTACAAAATTCATTAAATACTAAATTTCAATCAGGATTAACTCCGGATGGTATGTATGGACCTAAAACCTCATCAAGTATTTTAGCAGCATTAACAAAAACATCAACAACAACCACCGCAAATACGACACCGGTAAATACTGTTGTTGGTGGTGACGCATCATCTGAAGCGATTAAAAAAACCGCTGAGGCAAATGCTTCAATATCTAAAGGTGTTGTTGCTAATGCACCAAAACCGGCAGCAAATTCTAATTTTGCTGAAGTAGACGGTGGTGATTTTACATAAAATATAAACAATAAAAAATAAAAAAAATGAAAAATTTATTCAACAGTATTTCTCAAGAAGAAAAAAATAGAATACTTGAGATGCACTCAGGTAAAAAAAATGTAATATCTGAACAATCTGAACACGGAAAAGGGGCGATTATTCCTGAACCTAAAAAAAATAAAGTTGCAACACCACAGATGTTAGATAAAGTTTTAAAAAAACTTAATTATGATATTGAAACAGGGGGTTCTAAATTAAAATTTATGAAAAATATACCTGAAAAAAAATTAACTTTATTTGTTACTTTTACTCCGGAATATGCGATTGTTAATAAGAAAAAAGATAAAGAACCAACTCAAACAGGAACTGATGGTAAAATTCACGGAATGGGATTAGCGATTCCAGCTGAAAAGTTTCCTTTATTGTTGAAACCTAATACTCTAAAAGAATTTGAAAAATTTCTTATGAGTTGTGAAAAATAATAAAAAAAAGAGGACTATTTGTCCTCTTTTTTCTTTCTACTCTTTTTTACCTCTTCCGGTTTAACTACCACTTCTTTCTCTACGGAGATAAGGGTGTATGGAACACCCTCCACCATATTTCCTTTGATAATCTCTTCGGACACAAAATCCTCAATTTTATCTTGGATTGCTCTTTTGATTGGTCTAGCCCCGTAGGTCTCATCAAATCCAACTTCAGATATTAGTTCTAAAATAGTTTCATCAAATGTGATGTCATATTTCAACCCAACTAGTCTGTTGGATAATTTATCCAATTCCAATTTAACAATTTTCTTAACGTCTTCCTTAACCAAAGAATTAAAGATAACTACCTCATCAATTCTGTTTAAGAATTCCGGAGTAAAAAATTTCTTAAGTTCTTTTTTAAGTGTCTCACGTTTGTATTCTTCTTCCACATAAGAACTAGCACCTGTTTTGAAACCAACCCCTGAACCAAAATCTTGTAATTTTTTAGCTCCAACATTAGATGTCATAATGATGACACAATTTTTGAAGTTAATCTTTCTCCCCATACCATCGGTAAGGTGACCGTCGTCTAATACTTGAAGAAGTGTTGAGAAGATATCTTTGTTTGCTTTCTCAATCTCATCAAATAGAATTACAGAATAAGGTTTGTTTTTCACCTGTTCAGTTAATTGTCCCCCCTCATCGTATCCAACGTATCCCGGAGGTGCACCAATCAATCTTGAAATGGTGTGTTTCTCTTGGTATTCAGACATATCCACACGAATCATATTATCTTCACTACCAAACATTTGTTTCGCTAGTTGTTTTGCCAAGTATGTTTTACCCACACCTGTTGACCCTAAGAAGATGAATGAACCGATTGGTTTGTTCGGGTCCTTGATACCAATTCTATTTCTACGGATTGACTTTGCAATCTTTGAAACAGCTTCTGCTTGTCCAATTACTTTATCAGATAGATTCGCCTCCATCTCAGATAATAGTTTGGTTTCATCTGCATTTAATTTGGTTACCGGGATTTTAGTCATATTGGAAACAACCTCATAAACTAAATCAAGGGTGATAACTTTCTTGTGAGTAAGAAGTTCTTCCTCAAACTTTTTCTTTTCAGTCTCAAGTTTAGTTAAGATACGTTTTTCTTTATCACGTAGGTTTGCTGCCTCTTCATATCGTTGTTGTTTTACAACGTCCACCTTTTCTTGTTTGATGTCGGCAGCTTGTTGTTTCAACTTCTCGATTGATTCCGGCATTTTAATTTCCACTTGACTTCTCGCTCCAACCTCATCGATGATGTCAAACCCTTTGTCCGGGAATTCTCTATCGGTGATGTATCTGTCGGCTAAGTCAACACATACTGACAATACTTCATCCGTATAAGTTACCTTATGGAAGTTCTCGTATTTGTCTTTTACGTTTTTAAGGATTTCTAAAGTTTCAGCTTTGGTTGCTGAATCCACAACAACTTTTTGGAAACGTCTTTCTAACGCTCCGTCCTTCTCAAAGTTTTTTCTATACTCATCCAAGGTTGTTGCTCCAACACATTGAATCTCCCCACGGGCAAGTGCCGGTTTAAAGATGTTTGATGCGTCCATTGAACCTGATGAATTTCCTGCACCAACTATGGTGTGGATTTCGTCAATGAATACGATGATGTTTGGTGCGTTTTGAAGTTCTTCGATGATTACTTTCATTCTTTCTTCAAATTGTCCACGGTATTTGGTTCCGGCAACAATTGATGTCATATCTAAGGATACGATACGTTTGTCCATTAAGTTTCTTGGACATTCCCCATTATAAATCATAATGGCAAGACCTTCAACGATTGCGGTTTTACCACAACCAGGTTCACCAATGATTATTGGGTTATTTTTCTTTCTACGTGAAAGGATTTGAGCAATTCGAGTAATTTCTCTTTCTCTACCAATAACCGGGTCAAGTTTACCCTCTTCGGCAAGTTTTATCAAATCTCTACTAAAATTGTCTAATACGGGTGTTGATGAGTCAGTCTTAACTGCTTTATTACCACCATTACTTCCACCATCCATAGATTCTGTCATAATTTATTTGTTTTAATTAAGTATAAGGATTATTTTCACTTTTTCAAATGATTCTACAAAAGTAATACAAATAATTGGATGGACAAAACAAATTTTAATTATATTTATCAATATGGAAAAAAGACCCGCTTGGAAAAAATATATGGACTTGGTTCATCCGGAATCTGAATTAACTGATGTCTACAGAAAAATTCGTCACGCCTTCCAAAGAGAGGGTTGGACTCAAGAACAATTGGAGAAACCCCCGTATTATCCTCAGGATATTATGAATTACTATCAAAAAATATCTAATTTAGTGACTGACTTAAAAACTGAGATGAAAACTTATTTTGGTGATATTGACTCTGACGAATTTACTGATTACATTCATAGTAAATTAAAACATATAGATTTAGAAACACCTTTAAGAGATGGCAATATTAAAAGAAACAATTCAAGGGACGAAGATAATTAATGAAATCCAATCGTCAAATGTTAAAAAAACAGAATACGATACTGAAACTAAAGTAATGTTAGTTGAGTTTAATAATGGACAAAAATACGAGTATGATGAGGTTCCTCACCAAGTATATACTCAATTCAGAATGGCGGAATCTCAAGGGAAATTCTTCTCAACAAAAATAGTTAAAACATACAAACACAAAAAACTTTAACAATTATAGATATTTAAGTATTTATAGTTAATGAGTAATCTAAAAAGTATATTATCTAGCTTTCATTTACAGGATGAACTAAATCCTAAGATTTGGGAATTACCTAATGAACGTGATATGTCCGACCCAAAAGGTCAGGTTGAAGTGATGGTTCCTAAGGTTAGAGAACGTCTATTAGAAATCGCCTATGAGTTCATAGAATTCTTAGGGGTTGATGTTATTATATCCGATGTTGTAATGACGGGTTCATTAGCCAATTACAATTGGTCCAAATATTCTGATGTTGATTTACACTTAATTGCCGACTTTGAACAATTCTCAGAAAAAGAACTCCCATTATATGAGGAACTCTTCAAATTAAAAAAAACTTTATTTAACGACAAACACAACATCAAAATCTATGGTTATGATGTAGAACTTTATGTCCAAGACGAAGTTGAATCTCATTTTAGTAGTGGGGAATATTCAGTTTTATTTAATGAATGGAAAACCAAACCGTCAAAAGAAAATGTTGAGATTGACACTAACTTAATTAAAACCAAATCTGAACATTGGATGAAAACAATTGATGAGGTTATTGATGACGTAAAAGAAGAACCATTACAGTCCGGAGTTGAGAGTATCAATAAGGTTAAGGATAAATTAAAAAAATATAGAACTGCCGGATTAGAAGATGGTGGTGAAATGTCTGATGAAAATTTAGTATTCAAAGTTTTGAGAAGAAATGGGTACATTCAAAAACTTTTTGATTTTCAAAATGAATACCAAGACAATAAACTTTCTTTGAAAGAAAAATCAATTAATTAGTAGAAATAACGACAGAATTATAACATTTTTAATTCTGAACATATTTATATATAAAATAATTCCAAACAAAAACACATAAAATGGGAAACAATTTAAAACCGGTTGGTAGCGAAAAACTACAAGGAATGGAAAAAGTTCAACGTATCATGGAAATCGCTAGATATAAGGAGAATATTCCAAACCCTATTAATGAAGATAAATCTACAGAATATACTAAAGTTTTAGCGAACGGTAGAACTTATAAAATTGATAAGGAAAGAAATGGTTACGTACTTAAAAGTAGTATAAATGAATCAGCTAATGAGTTCGATTATATGGAGCCTATGAAAAATAGAAAATATTATTCTTCATATTCTCAAGCGTTGAAACGTCTTAACCTAGTTGCTAAAGAAGTTAACGTTAACGAAGGTAGTGAGAAAAACGTTAATTTATTTTATGAAAGTGAAAACGATGCAACCAAATACATTTTAAAAATGAAAGGTGGGGAAACTGACGAACAAGTTGCTCCGGCACCCGCTCCATCTGCGGCTCCTGCTCCGGCACCCGCTCCTGCTCCGGCACCCGCTCCGGCACCTGAAGAGATGTCAGAACCGGCACCTGAAGATATGGATTTAGGTGATGATATGGAAGATGACGACAACAATGAAGAAGTTACTTTAAAATCTATTCAAAAATTGACAGGTAAATTAGCTCAAAAATTAAGAGCGTTCCAAGAAACAGAAGAAGGTCAAGATATGACATCTAAAGATTCAAAATATGTTATTAACTCAATTTTGTCCGCAATAGATTTAGAATCTATTGATGATGAAGACAAAGAAGAAATTGTTAATAAAATTGAAGGTACTGAAGATGAAGGTATGGGAGATTTTAACCCTGATGATATGGGTGATAATGAAGCTGATTTTGGTGACGAAATGGGAGATGAAGAACCGGTTGCCCCTGAAGGAGAAATGGGTGAAGGTTTTGATGATTTTGAAATGAAATCAAGATTCAGAGATTTTGATGATGACGAATTTAGTGAAATTAATTTAGAAAAAGATTTTGATTTTAAACCAAGACACCCAAAACATAGAAGTTTAAATCATCCTGATATTGACTCTAAACACTCAGGTCACATTGAAGATATGATTGAAGGAATTTTTACTGAATCTAAAGTTGATAAAATTATAGAAGGTTATTTTAAATTGAACGATAAAGAACAACAATTATTAGAATCTAAAAAAAGACAATCTAAATTAGTAACTGAAAATAAAAAAGCTAAAATTAATAAAATAAAACAATTGTCTGAAAGTATCTCTCAAGAAGTTGGTGCTAGAAAATTAATGGAAAAATATCCAAACGCTAAGTTGGTTGGTAAAACAAACAGACAAAATTTAGTATTTGAAATGAATGACAAACAATTAAGAGTTAATACAAAAGGTCAGGTTATATAATGAGTTATTTAATATATGTTAATGAATTAGGTCCTAATTATAAAGGTGATAACATATATGAATTTATTTTCTCGGATAGTTCAGAAGACGTTTGGGGTGAATCTTGGGAATCAAAACCGTCTAACGGTTACCCACTCCCACCGGACATAGAACACATAAAAACAGTAGGAGTTTTGAAGAATGACCAAATCACAATGTCAGTAATTCAAAACTCTGACTATTTTTCGATGATAGATTCAATGGATGATATAATCGCATTATGTTGGGAAAACGAAAGTGAAGACGTTGATTTCACACGTCAAAGAAGATTGGTGTTTAAGTTTGGAGAAACAGAACAATCAGTCAAAGATAAATTATACGAAAGAGATATCGTATTAGAGTTTGAAAAAAAAATCGAATATGAACACTAATCAAAAAAAATTAAAACTAGTGAAGGAGGGAATTAAAGCGTCTACTCTAAATAAAATGACTGATAGTCAGGTTGATGTGTTGTTCAGTAAATTACAAGAACAAGTTAGTACGGTAACTGAACCTGCTAAAACAGGATATAAAGTTGGTGATAAAGGTGGTAATTTACCTGCAACACCTAAAGGGTATAATGTAAAGAAAAATCCTGATGGGACTATTCTTGCAACCCCTAACGAACAAGACAATACTTTAAATGTTGTCCAAGACCCTGACGCGACTGAGGACGGTATGGGTATGTTTGAAGAAAAAGAAATTGATGAAAAATTTGAATCAAAAAAACAACAAAAATATTTCTTCGCTAAATGTGGTGATGGAAAAACAAAAGAACAAAAAAAATGGTGTAAAATGGCTGATGAGTTTGCTGAAAAGACTAACTTTGCCAAACTTCCTGAAAAGAAAAAAGAAACCAAAGAAGGTTATGATGATATGGTTGGTGGGGCTTTAAATAAAATTGCTCAATCCAAATTAAGTCAGGTAAAACCAAGTGTTACTATGGGAGAAAGTAAAATTGAAAAAGAAATTATGAGACTTGTAGAAAAACACATTACACCAAAAATGTCTAAAAAAGATTTTAATAATCTTTTAGAAGGAGACACAAAGACAGCTCCGGCGAAACCAAAGGTTAGTCCTGGTACAAAACCAAAACATCCATTCCAACCGGACCCTGATAAAAAAGGAGCTCCTAAAGCAAAAAAAAGAGTGATGGATGAGGATACAAAAACTGCACCGGCAAAACCAAAAGTTAATCCGGGAACAAAACCAAAACATCCTTTTGCTCCGGACCCAAGTAAACAAGGTGCTCCAAAAGCAATTAAAAGAGAATTACCAAGTTTTTTAAAATTCAATCAGTTAGGACTTAAAACAAAATAATTATGAGCGTAAATTTAAAAATGGAAAAAATATTGAAAGCCAAAAGTGACTTAGATAAAAAATTAGTTAATGAAGGGTTAACCAATAATCAAACAACTATGTTGAACGAAATTAATCGTCGTTTAAATGAGGCTCCTGTTAGTTATGATGGTCCTGAAAGAATGGAACCGGGTATTGAAAGACAAATTAATCAAAGAGAAACCCCATATAAAGAACATCCAGCATTACCACAAGATGGTGATAGAGATTTCATTGAAATGATTACCTCTCAACGATTTAAAGACTCTGTAGACAAAGTAAGAAGATTTTTAGGTGATACTACACCAATTCAGGGAAATAATCCAATGATGGGACTAATGAGTTCTGTAATGGGTAGTTTACAACAAATTAAAAGAGTTGAAGTTCAAAACAAAGAATATCTTGAAAACTTGGCAGTTGATTTAGTTAAAAAAGAATTAGGTATTCCTGAAGGTCAATTACAGTTTGAGGTTGAATTAGTTAATGGACCAATGGGAGCGTCTGAAGGAATGCAAACACAACCGGAACAACCGGACGAAGAAGATGTCGAAGAAGCATTCAAAGAAAGCGAAGAACACCAAGAAGAAATAGAAGACTTTATGGATTCTATGGAAAAATTCAATTTAGAGAAAGCAAAAAGAAGAATGATTAATTCATTAGTTCAAGGAGCGGCATTTAAAGGTGGACATATGTATACATTAGTTAGTGACGAGATAAATAGATTAAGTCCAAACTTACTAAACCTATATGGTGTTACACAATCATTGATGGAACACTTATATTGGTTATATCCGGATATGGAAAATATGGCCGGTGGTGGAGGTGGTCAAATGGGACAATCAGAATCTGACCCTGAAACTGACCCACCAACAATTAAAGCGAAAGCATTTACATTCCCTTTATTAGTTCACGAAATAGTTAAAGGTATTTATTCATTATATGGTGACCAAGGATTACCAAACGACCCTGTTCAAAGAAGTATGGTTGTCGGTGCTGAGGATACATTACCAGCAGAAATATGGGATTCAAGATTAGGTCCAATATTTTGGGAAAAATTCAGAGATTCTTGGCCTGATAAATTATATGAAGACGACCAAAGACACCTTCAACAATACTTATTTATGAAATTGTCTCAATTAGAGGCGAAAGATTTTATTGTATTAGCGAAAGCCATTATGGCTGATAAACCTGAAGCAAAAGAGGTAATAAATAGAATGGTTGCAGAAATCGTTGAAATCCTTAAAAACCACGAGTATGAATCAAAAATGTCTGATGACGAAGATGATGAAGACGATAGTGAAAATTATGGTGATTACGGATTTGATGACTTAGATGACTTAGATGATATTGATTTATCTTCGTTAGGATTCTAAAAATTACCGACAACAGTATGTATGTCGAATTTAACAAAAGAACAAGTATTAATAGAATACGTAAAATGTAGTAGAGATATTGAATACGCACTTAAGACGTATTTAGAAACTTATGATAACACCGTTAAAAAATATGTTCCATTGGAACTTTTTCCGGACCAGTTAACATTACTGAATGACTACGAAGAATACAATGAGAATATAGCATTAAAATACAGACAGGCCGGGGTATCAACAGTTACCGCGGCTTGGATGTCTAAAAAACTTGTATTCGCAAGAAAAGAAACTCCCGAAAAAATATTAATTATCGCCAATAAGTTGGATACTTCATTGGAGATGGCGAACAAGATAAAAGCGTTCGTTGGTCAATGGCCGTCTTGGACAGGTGTAGATTTTGATAAAGCAAAAAATTCCCAAAAACATTATAAGTTAACAAACGGATGTGAGGTTAAAGCCGTTGCAACATCTAAGGATGCCTTGCGTGGATTTACACCAACCATACTTGTATTTGATGAGGCGGCGTTTATTGAGGCAGATAGTGATTTCTGGTCTGCCTGTATGGCGTCCCTATCTACGGGGGGTAAAGTAATTGTGGTTTCAACACCTAACGGTTATGACGCAATTTACTATGAAATATACGACCAAGCGTTACGTAATATGAATGACTTCAAAATTACGGAAATGTTTTGGTATCGAGACCCAAGATACACCAAAGATTTATTTTTTGTTAAAACAGATAACATTATTCATTATTTGTTAAACAAAGAGGAATATGACCCTAATGGATTTATTGATTGGGGTAGTAAATCATATGACGCTCGAAACTTTGATGATGTTAAATTATTAATGAATGACGGATACAAACCTTGTTCATCTTGGTTTGAGGCGATGGTTAAGAAATTAAAATACGATAAACGTAAGGTTTCTCAGGAGTTAGAATGTAACTTTTTAGGTTCCGGAGATAACGTATTTGATTCTCTTATGATGCAAGATATTCGTGAAAATCAAATCCAAGAACCTATTAACAAATTGATGGGGAATGCTCTTTGGATTTGGAAGGAACCGGTTGTTGGACATAAATACATTATGGGTGTCGACGTTTCCCGTGGGGATTCTGAAGATTTTAGTTCATTTCAAATTGTTGATTTTGATGAAAGAGAACAAGTTGCTGAATATGTTGGTAAATTACCACCCGATACTATGGCTGAAATTTGTCATAAATGGGCTGTTATATATTCTTGTTTTGTCGTTATCGATATTACAGGTGGTATGGGTGTTGCAACTTCAAGAAAACTCCAAGAAATGAATTATCGTGATTTATATGTTGATGGTGTTGATGTCTCTAACAAATGGAAATACGACCCAGCCGCGGCAGATAAAATTCCGGGATTAAATTTTAATAATAAAAGGGTTCAAATTATTGCCTCATTTGAAGAGGCGATGAGACATAAATTTAGGATTTATAGTTCTCGTTTAAATAATGAGATGAACACCTTTGTATATATCAATGGTAGACCTGACCACCAAAAAGGACATCACGATGATTTAATTATGTCAATCGCGATGGCGACGTATGTTGCGGAGTCTTCTTTTGGAAAATTAACTAAAGTTACGGAACAAACTAAAGCGATGTTAGATTCTTGGTCCGTTAACAATAATGAATCAATTAAAGAAAACATCAATTTTAACCCTGTAATCCCACATTATCAAGATAGAATAAATCAATTTAACAGCCAACAAGTTAGTCGAGACGATTATCAAAAATATGGTTGGTTATTTGGCGGAATGTAATATTTATTTAAAAAGAATAAATGGGATTTGATAGTAGAAAAAAATCGGGTAATATAATCGGGGGGTCAAGACTTAATGTTATTGGTCAGGGGATTTATAATGTGAAAATTATCCCACCTGGATTTACTAAGCGTTTACCTGCGTATGCCGATGCTGGTGGAAACCCACCAAGTCAAACACCAAGTAACACTCCAACTCAAACTCCAACACTATCAATAACCCCATCAAATACGCCAACACCTACATATACTCCAACACCAACTCAAACTGCAACACCATTATATTGTGATTTTAGTTATTATGTTAACGCAATCACTCCAACTCCAACATCAACATCATTAGCGTGTGATTTCACATATGAAGTCGAATTATTTACAAATACCCCAACACCAACCCCAACACCAACTCCAACACAAACAATAACACAAACACCAACACAAACTGAGACGCCAACACAAACACCAACACAAACTGAGACGCCAACACAAACTCCAACACCAACACAAACTGAGACGCCAACACAAACCCCAACACAAACCCCAACATCCTCTCCATTACCACCAACAGTTGAGTATTTCCAAGATTGTTGTGATAGTCTTACCGTATATAAAGTTGGTGGTGTATCAACCCCTATTATTGTTGGTAACACTTATTACATCAACACTGATGGATTTAGTGGTTGTGGGACTGCGGTAAGTGGTCCACCATATAATAGTCAATCTTTAATTATTAGTGTTACATCATACTCAAATTGTGTTCTGTGTGAGGTAGACAATCCTTGCCCAACACCAACACCAACACCAACAATGACAGTAACACCAACAAATACTCAAACCCCAACGGTTACACAAACACCGACGGTTACTCAAACACCAACTAATACACCAACAAATACTCAAACCCCAACTAATACACTTACACCTACACCTACTCCAACAGTTTGTATTCCACAAATGATATATAGTGGTGAAAAATTTATTAATATACCACTTCATACTAGTGCGTCTTTCAAACCGGATGGTACGATATTATATATTGCAATTCATAATGGTTCACCAACTGATAGTGTATGTGCTTATTCATTATCAACACCGTGGGATGTTTCAACAATTACATTACCACTAATAGGATGTTCAATTGCTGTTCCGGTAATTTCCGGATTAACCCCTACTAGTGTAATTGGTCATCATTTTTCACCGGACGGTAGTAAATTATTTGTAGTTGAGACAGCATCAAAAAGTGTCCTTAGATATATATTATCAACATCGTGGGATGTTACAACATCTAGTTATTCACCCGGTGACTTATTTACTATAGTTGGTTTAACTCCGTCACATATTGATTTTACCCCTGACGGTTTATTTATGTTTGTTACTGTTACGGGTAGCCTTCTTAAAAAATATAGTTTAACCACACCTTGGGTTATAAATACGGGGGTTGTGGAAATTCAATCAATTTCCAACTCAATTGTTTCCGATTTTACTTTTCAAAATAGTGGAACTTATTTGTTTTCAATAGTATCAGGTCCAAGTATAAGAAGACAAACACTATCTACACCGTATGATTTAACTTCAATTGTTCCTGTTTTAACTCAGACAGAAAATGTAAGTAGTTTTATTTCAGGAGGTAATCTTTATTCTCTTAATTTTAAAGATGGTTATAAAGGGTTTATTGGTGGTTATTACTCAACCGGTTTGAACGGAATTACAGCTTTTAATCTTACCTGTGAATACGATATTAGCGGGACTTTAATATTACCAACACCTACTCCAACACCAACTCAGACGGTTACACCAACCAATACAGTTACTCCAACACCAACATTACCACCATCGTTTGTTTCAGTATGGAGAACAACAACACCATCTGAAAGTATTACATTACCATATTCACCATCAGGAACATATAGTGGAACAATAGATTGGGGCGACGGTAGTATATCCGCTAACACATATGCAAATAGAACACACACATACTCATTATCAGGTAATTCTACTGTTACAATTTATGGAACAACTAATGGTTGGGCGTTTGGTAATACTGGTGACATATTAAAAATTAGAGAAGTTTTAAAATGGGGACCATTAAAAATTAGTAATGGTGCTCAAGTTTTTAGAGGATGTAGTAATTTAGTATTAACCGGTGTTACGGACACTATTGATTTAACAAGTGTTAATAATTTAATTTATATGTTTGGAGGTTGTTCATCTCTTACAACCATCAACAACGTTAATAGTTGGAATGTTTCAGGAATTACCGTTATGAGTAATATGTTTCAATCATCAACTTTTGACGATGATATAAGTTCTTGGAGTGTTTCAAATGTTACAGATATGAATCGTATGTTCCAATTTGGAGCATTTAACCATAATATAAATTCGTGGAATGTTTCAGGGGTTACAAGTATGGAAAATATGTTTAGACAATCTTCTTTTAATCAACCATTATCAGGTTGGAATGTTTCAAAGGTTACATCTACTATGGCAGGTATGTTTGATGGAACCTTATTTAACCAAGATATAAGTATGTGGAATGTTTCAGGGGTTACAAGTATGAGTGGTATGTTTAGATACACCCCATTTAATTATTCTCTTAATAATTGGAATGTTTCAAAGGTAACAAATATGTCTAATATGTTTTATGGTGCGTCATTTAATTTACCATTATCAGGCTGGAATGTTTCAAAGGTTACAAATATGAATTCTATGTTCGCATCAACTTCACAATTTAACCAAAACATTAATTCGTGGAATGTTTCAGGTGTTACAGATATGGGTTCTATGTTTTATCAAAACGCATATTTTAACCAACCATTATCCGGATGGAGTGTGTCAAACGTTAGAAATATGTCTTTTATGTTTTACAATTCACCATTTAATTATCCTATTGGTAATTGGGATGTTTTAAATGTTACAGGAATGACATCTATGTTCCAAAGTTCATCATTTAACCAAGACATCGGAAATTGGAATATATCGGGAGTAACCAATTTCACTGATTTTATGTTTGCAAAAACACCGATTACATTCTCAACAATAAATTTAGATTCTATTTATAATGGATGGCAAACCAAAACACCGCAAACCGGATTAACAATTAATTTTGGTTCTGCAAAATACACATTAGCGAGTCAACCGGGTAAAGATATACTAACAGGTTCAACTATGAGCGGTGGATATGGTTGGACAATAACAGATGGGGGGATATAATATATGGGAACAATTTTAAAAATATTATCAATAAATTACGACGGACAATTCGCCGACATTACCTTTTACCCTTGTTCGGGTGGGAGTATTAATATCGGTGAAGTTAACTTACCATATAATTATTATTCGGAAAATTACTACGGAACATATAACATTTATTTACTTGATTCGGGTAAAACTTGTTTGTTAAATGTTCCTTGTTTAACACCTACGCCTACTCCAACAACAACAATGACATTAACTCCAACAAATACTCCAACACCAACAAACACACCCGCACCAAATTGTGATTTATTAGGTTTAGATATTACAACCCCAACCCCAACTCCAACACCTACAATGACACCAACACCAAGTTCTACACCATTATTACCATTTATATCTGTGTGGAGAACAACATCTCCGTCTGAGAGTATAACATTACCTTATTACGGTTTAGATTATTCAGGAACCATTGATTGGGGTGATGGAAATTTTTCGGCGAATACATTTGCAAATAGGACACATATTTATACAACTCCTGATGACTATGTAATAACTATTACAGGTAAAGTTAATGTGTGGTCGTTTTATTATACACCAACAAGTAAACTTAAAATAAGAGAAATAACACAGTGGGGATGTCTTAACATAACTCAACTATCATATAATTTTTATGAGTGTTCTAATTTAATATTAACAGGTGTTACTGACACTCTAAATTTATCTCAAGTGACAAATTTAACATATATATTTCGTGGATGTTCGTCTATTACAACCATAAATAATATTAATAATTGGGATGTTTCTAACATTACAGGTATGTCAGGAATGTTTGGTCAAAGTAATTTTAACGATAACATTAATAATTGGGATGTTTCGGGAGTTGAGGATATGAGTTATATGTTCCAAGGAGCAACATCTTTCAACGAACCATTATCTGGTTGGACTGTTTCAGGTGTTACAAATATGTCGAATATGTTCCAAGGAACAACATCTTTCAACCAACCATTATCAGGTTGGAACGTTTCAAATGTTGCGTCTATGACATATATGTTCCAAAATTCACAATTTAATCAAGATATTAATAATTGGGATGTTTCAAGTGTTATTTATATGAATTATATGTTTAACGGCACACCGTTTAATCAACCGTTGTCAGGTTGGAATGTTTCAAATGTTACAAGTACGTATTATATGTTTGCTAGCACCCCATTCAATCAACCAATCGGAAATTGGGATGTCTCAAAAGTGGTTAATATGGAGGGTATGTTCCAAAACGCAACATCCTTCAACCAACCAATTAATAATTGGAATGTTTCAGGAGTTACCAATATGACATCAATACTCCAAAGCACTGATTTCAACCTACCATTATCCGGATGGAATGTTTCAAATGTCTATAATATGACTTTTATGTTTGCCAATTCACCATTCAATCAACCAATTGGGAATTGGAATGTTTCGGGTGTTACAAATATGGTAGGTATGTTCCAAGGAGCAACATCGTTCAATCAACCATTATCCGGATGGAATGTAAGTAACGTTAATAGTATGAGGCAAATGTTTAATACTGCTACCGACTTTAACCAACCTATTGGGTCTTGGAATGTTTCGGGGGTTACAGATTTGGGTTATATGTTTTATGCGTCATCATTTGACTATCCATTATCTGGGTGGAATGTTTCAAAAGTTACAGATATGACTTATATGTTTGCCAATTCCCCATTCAATCAACCAATCGGAAATTGGGATGTCTCAAAAGTTAAAAATATGTCAGGTATGTTTGTCAATACATCATTTGATTATCCGATTGGGAATTGGACTGTTTCAGGGGTAACAAATATGAGTAATATGTTTCAAAACGACCAATATTTTAATCAACCATTATCTGGATGGAACGTCTCAAATGTTGTTGATATGACATCTATGTTCCGAAATTCACAATTTAATCAAGATATTAATAATTGGGATGTTTCAAGTGTTATTTATATGAATTATATGTTCGCATCTTCCCTATTTAATCAACCATTATCCGGATGGAATGTTTCAAATGTTGGTGATATGAACAATATGTTTTATAATTCGGAGTTCAATTACCCTATTGGAAATTGGGATGTATCTAATGTTGTTAATATGAACAATATGTTTAATATTAATACATATTTTAACCAAGATATTGGAAATTGGAGTATATCAAATGTAACTAATTTTACTGACTTTATGTTAGGTAAAACACCATTAACATTCTCAACAACAAATTTAGATTCAATCTATAGTGGATGGTCAACTAAAAATCCGTATACAGGAAGAACAATAAATTTTGGAAGTGCTAACTACACAATATCCGGAGGACAACCAGGTAAAAATACATTAACGGGTTCAACTATGAGTGGAGGATATGGTTGGACAATAACTGATGGAGGAGGAATTTAATATTATGAAAACTTTTGAAATATTTACAACAAATTACGACGGGTATATCGGAGATATAAGTTATTCCGCATATACCGGAGGAACTATTAGTTTAGGTTCACAGTTATTACCATACGATTATAATACAGATTATTATTATGGAACATATACCGTATACATACCTTTTTATAATAAAACCTGTATTTTAGATTATCCGCCACCTTCTTGGGATTTAATCGGTGATACGTTAATATTGTTCATTTCAAGTTGGAAAACCGACAATGAAGGTTTTACTAACACTAATCAAATTGGTATTGTGTTAGACCCATCAGGAACTTTTAATTTTGTAATTGATTGGGGTGATGGAAATACAGACACAATAACATCATATAGTCAACCTGAGCTTATACATACTTACAATGTTATAGGAACATATACTATACGTATGTTTGGAGTAATTGACGGGTTTAATATAGGAAATTATGCTGGTGATTATGGTAAAATTTTAAGTGTTCAACAGTGGGGTGATGTAAAATTAATTGATGGTGGATATCAATTTTATTATTGTTTTAATTTAGATTTATCTACCGTAATCGATACTTTAGACACTTCAAATCTGACTAATATCGACGCTATGTTTGCAGAATGTTATAGTTTAACATCTGTAAATAATATACAATCGTGGGACATTTCTAATATAACAAGTTTATCTTATTTATTCTCCGGATGTATATTATTTAATCAAAACTTAAATAATTGGGATATTTCGGGAATTACAAATATAAGTGGAATGTTTTATTTGACAAGTTATAATCAACCATTATCCGGGTGGAATGTTTCAAATGTTCAATACACAAATTATATGTTTAGTAATTCTCAATTTAATCAACCATTATCCGGATGGGATGTTTCAAATGTTGTTGATATGAGTAATATGTTTGAGTCTTGTCCATTTAACCAACCAATCAATAATTGGAATGTTTCAGGTGTTACAAATATGGGTTATATGTTTAATGGGTCATCATTTAATCAACCATTATCCGGATGGGATGTTTCAAATGTTACAGATATGAGTTATATGTTCTATAACAACTCAATATTTAATCAACCTATTGAAAATTGGAATGTTTCAAATGTTACAAATATGAGTGGTATGTTCTATTACAACTCAGCATTTAACCATCCAATTGGGAATTGGAATGTTTCGGGTGTTACCAATATGAGTTATATGTTCTATTACAACTCAACATTTAACCATCCAATTGGGGATTGGAATGTTTCGGGTGTTACCAATATGTCGGGTATGTTCTCTAATAATCAAATATTTAATCAACCATTATCCGGGTGGAACGTCTCAAATGTTACCAATATGTCGAATATGTTCTATTCCAACTCAACATTTAATCAACCATTATCAAGTTGGACTGTTAGTAATGTAACAAATATGTCAGGTATGTTTTATAATAATAGAATATTTAACCAACAAATTGATAATTGGGATGTATCTAAAGTTACAAATATGAGTTATATGTTTTTTAACAGTTTATTTGACCAACCATTATCCGGATGGAATGTTTCTAAAGTTACTCTTATGTTTTCCATGTTTAATAATTCTCAATTTAATCAAAATATAAATAATTGGAATGTTTCTGGAGTTACAAATATGAGTGATATGTTCTCTAATAATCAAATATTTAATCAACCATTATCCGGGTGGAATGTTTCAAAGGTTACAAGTATGAGTAATATGTTTGCCACTTCATCATTCAATCAACCAATTAATAATTGGAATGTGTCGGGTGTCACAGATATGGGTGCGATGTTCTATCAATCTCAATTTAATCAACCATTATCCGGGTGGAATGTTTCAAATGTTATTAGTTTGTTTAATATGTTTAGGGGTTCAAAATTTAATCAACCTATTGGAAATTGGGATATTTCTAAAGTATCTAATGTTGTGTATATGTTTTATGAAAACCAATATTTTAAACAAAATTTAGGGAATTGGAACATATCAGGTGTTACAAATTTTTATTATTTTATGGGAACTAAAAACCCTATTACTTTTTTCACATACAATTTAGATAGTATTTATAATGGGTGGGTAACAAAAAACCCACAAATAGGGATACAGATTAATTTTGGTAGTGCAAAATACACATCAGCTGGTTTGGCGGCAAGGACAACCCTTGTAACAACTTATTTTTGGTCAATTAGCGACGGAGGAATGTTAACTTAATTTATGGAATATATATATAGAATATCGACAAATAATTATACCGGATATACCGCCGATATAACTTTTAATCCATCAACAGGTGGAACAATTAATATTGGTACGGTTACATTACCGTATGATTACCCTACAGATTATCCGTATGGTGATTATTATATATACATACCGGCAACAGGTGTATCGGGGTCTTTGAATAATCCCCCACCAACACCTTAATTTATACGAACTAACAATATATGAGTACAACTTTAGAAATATTAACTGCGAATTATAACGGACAATTAGCCGATATAACCTTTTTCCCTTGTTCGGGGGGGGTTATAAATATTGGTGAAGTTACATTACCGTATAATTACGAATCCGAAAATTATTATGGAACTTACATTATTTACGTAATGTATTACGATGAAACTTGCTCGTTGGATATTCCTTGTATATCATTAACACCGACAAATACACCGACAAATACACCGACACCTACTATTACAGATACTCCAACTCAAACACCAACTCAAACTAATACTGTTACACCAACTAATACTGGAACACCAGCACAAACCCCAACACAAACGACAACGCAGACACAAACACAAACACCTTCCAATACAGCTACACCTACTAACACTATCACTCCAACTCAAACTCCAACTAAGACTCATACTCCCACACCAACAAATCGCCCTACAACAACACCAACAATGACACCAACAAATACTCCTACACAAACAAATACTCAAACAAATACGCCAACAAATACGCAAACGCAAACACAAACGCAAACTCAAACCACTACACAAACTCCGACTAACACTCCAACACAAACACAAACTCAAACACAAACACCGTCACCATTACCTCCAACAATTGGGTATTTTGAAGATTGTTGTTACCCATCTATAATATATAAAGTGGGTGGAATAATATATCCTGTTTTTATTGATAACTTCTATTATATAGAGACTACCGGATATAGTGGTTGTGTTAAAGCAATAAATCCTACGTCATTTAACAGTCAATATGAAATTATTAGTTTAACTTCATATGTGAGTTGCCTTATTTGTCAATTAGACCACGAATGTATTTTACCTACACCTACACCAACTCCAACTCAAACTGTGACTCCAACGGTAACGCCAACAGTAACTCCAACAATTTCAACAACACCAACAAATACTCCTACACAAACACAAACACAAACTTCAACACCAACACAAACACCTACCAATACACCAACAAACACTCAAACACAAACTCAAACACAAACACAAACTCAAACTTCAACACCGACACAAACACCTACTCAAACTCCGACTAACACTCCAACCAAAACTCAAACTCCAACAACAACAACGACATTAACCGCAACACCAACTCAGACTCAAACTCCAACAAACACTCAAACACCAACAAAAACTCAAACACCAACACCAACAAAAACAATGACTCAAACACCTACTAATACTCAAACACAAACACCAACCAAAACTCAAACACAGACGCCTACAAACACACCAGTTTGTTCAGCACCTCAAATGTTAGGTGTTACATTGTCATCAGGTTCAATTTTATCTGTTTCGATTATTCCGGGACCAAATTGTAGTGGTATTTTTATGATATATTCTTATGATAATATAAACTTTAATTCTGCTGTGGCAACTCCAAGTAACTGTACATCACCGTTTACTTTTGACTCTCTTACTACAACAGGAAATGTTTATGTAAAAGTGGGTCAATTATGTACATCAGGTGGTATTAGCGCATATTCTGAAGTTTTCCCATATTTCTTCCCAACCCCAACTCCGACACCAACACCAACAAATACACAAACGCCTACTAAAACTCCAACCAACACTCCAACTAAAACTCAAACCCCAACAACAACAACAACATTAACTGCAACTCCGACTCAGACTCAGACGCCAACTAAAACTCCTACTAACACTCCAACCAAAACACAAACACAAACTCCAACTAAAACTCAAACTCCAACAACAACAACAACATTAACTGCAACTCCGACGCAAACACAAACGCCTACTAAAACTCCTACACAAACACCTACTCGAACAAACACTCCAACGCCAACAACATCGTGTGGTGTTACATTAATTTCTACCACATATGTTTCAGGAACCACTTGGAATTATAATTTCACAACAGCAGGTTCTTGTGGAACACTTTTACCGGAATATTCGTCTGATAATATAACTTGGACTTTGGGTGGTGCAGGTGGTTGTACTTCACCTAGGTCGGCAATAACCGGTATTAATAGTGGAACAATATACTTTAGAATGACATTATTTTGTTCGTCTCTTACGGGAGTTTCAAATGTTATTACTTATGTGTTCCCATCACCAACACCTACACCTACAAGAACTCAAACACCAACACCAACAAAAACACCTACACCTACACCGACTGAAACACCACCTGGAGTAACTTGTGTATGTTATGAATTATATTGGTCTCCACCAGGTGGTCCTTTCTTTGGTTCAACAACTTTTGATTATATTGATTGTGAAGGGTTCCCTGCAAGTTCCTTTGCTAACAATATGGGTGATTCACCGAATATTTGTGCTCAAGAAAACACTATTTCATTTGGCGGTGGTGACAATTCAGGTGGTTGGCTTCCATCAATATATAATTGTTGCGCAACAAATATTACATTAGGATATAGAGTGTCAAATGCTGTATGTTCGTTACCTGGTTGGGCGTTAGTTAATCAATGTATAAATCGTTCCGCAATTTTAGGTTTATGTGACGCAACCGAATTATATGATGATGATATATCCGGTAATTGTACCTTCGCATTTGCAGCTGCGGGTTATTATAAAACCACTGATAACTTTAGTAGAAGATATTGGGATGGAACCGCATTTACGGGTGCTTGTTTTTCGTGTGGTTGTTTAGTTGTTAATACAGTAATAACATTATCTGATGGTTCAACTAAATTAATACAAGATGTTCAAGTTAACGACATACTTAAATCTATTGATGTTTCAGGAATGCCACAACCATCAAACGAATGGTACTCTTGGAGTAGTGACACTTTAAATTATGTAGAATCAACCTCTACAGTAATTAATTTTACAATATATGAATTTGATTCGGTTATTAATATTAATAACGATAAATTAATTGCGACTGATTCTCATAACCACGTTGTTAAACAAAATGGTGTTTGGTATATCAGAACAACATCTGATTTAAATGTTGGTGATGTATTATTAGATATTGACAATACTGAATTTGAAATCACATCATTAGTGACAATTACAGAATCAACAACAGTTTATAACGTTGATGTGAATAATAGTAATTTATATTTTGCGAATAATGTCTTAACTCACAATAAGTAAAACAGATACTTATTAGAACAAAGTAAACTATTTATATAAGGAAAATTATATTTAAATTTAGAATATGGAAAATAATGAAAATAATGATTTAACGGTTTGGCAAAGGTTATCAAGAGCCTTTGGACCAAACGCGTTATTAAATCAAGACTACCCAACATATAAGTTAGATAAGAAAGAGTTGTTAAAGACAACATCACAAGCGGAATATGAAAGAGAAAAATTACAAGCTCAACAAACATATTACCTATCTAACCAATGGACTAAGATTGAAAGTAATCTATACACTCAAGCAGTTTATTATGAACCAACTCGTTTGGCTTCATTTTACGATTATGAATCTATGGAATACACCCCTGAGATATCAGCGGCATTAGACATCTATGGTGAAGAATCAACAACTGTTGATGAGAATGGATATATGTTACAAATTTATTCTGAATCAAAAAGAATAAAATCTATACTAGCCGATTTATTCAATAACGTATTAGACGTTAATACGAATTTAACTATGTGGACAAGAAATACTTGTAAGTATGGTGATAACTTTGTTTATTTAAAATTAGATTCAGATAAAGGTATTGTTGGTTGTATGCAATTACCAAACATTGAAATAGAACGTTTGGAAAGAGGTATGGCAGCAAAATCTGCAACTATAGATGAACCTGCAGAACACAAAGGATTAAGATTTAAGTGGAAGGCAAAAGATATGGAGTTTAACTCTTGGGAAGTTGCCCACTTCCGTTTATTAGGTGACGATAGAAAACTTCCATACGGAACGTCAATGTTAGAAAAAGCAAGACGTATTTGGAAACAATTATTATTATCGGAAGATGCGATGTTAATTTATAGAACTTCAAGAGCACCGGAAAGACGTGTGTTCAAAGTATTCGTTGGTAATATGGATGATAAAGATGTTGAGGCTTACGTACAACGTGTTGCAAACAAATTTAAACGTGACCAAGTTGTTGATGCTAAAACAGGTAATGTCGATATGAGATTCAACCAAATGGCTGTTGACCAAGATTACTTTATTCCTGTTAGAGACCCAGCGGCGGCATCACCAATTGATACGTTACCGGGAGCAACAAACTTATCTGAAATTGCCGATATAGAATATATCCAAAAGAAATTATTAACCGCTCTTCGTGTTCCTAAAGCATTTTTAGGATTTGAAGAAACTGCCGGTGATGGTAAGAATTTATCATTACAGGATATTCGTTTTGCAAGAACAATCAATAAGATTCAAAAATCAATGATTGCCGAATTAAATAAAATTGCAATCATTCATTTATTCTTATTAGGGTTTGAAGATGAGTTATCTAACTTTACGTTAGGACTAACCAATCCATCATCCCAAGCAGATTTATTAAAGAATGACCTTTGGAAAGAAAAAATTGCATTATACCAACAAGCCGTTGCGGCAATTGCGGGTATTGCTCCGGTATCTGTATCGTGGGCTAAGAAACATATTTTAGGATTCTCTGATGAGGAAATCAAACTTGATTTACAACAACAAAGAATTGAGATGGCTGTCGGAGCTGAATTAACAAATACGGCAACTATCATAACACATACAGGTATCTTCGATAATATCGATAAATTATATGGTAACCCTGCATCCGGAGCAACTGCCGGTGGTGCGGCACCATCATCCCCACCACCACCGGGAGGTGGAGGAGGTTTCGGCGGAGGTGGAGACTTAGGTGGAGGAATGGAAGATTTAGGTGGACCTGAACCAGGACCTGAACCGGGTGGACCTGAACCGGGTGGAGCCCCTGAGGCGGCAGCTCCCGAAGCAGAAGTAACTCCTGAATCATTTAATAGAGATAATTTAAAAATATTGGTAGAAAGAAGTAATATGACAGAAGATGATTCATACATTGATTTATCCAAAGGTGGAAACTCTTTAGGAGAAATTGAAGCTCAATTAGGTAAACTTCTAAAAGATTAGATATTTATAAATAAAAAAACTTATGAACTTCGGTATATTAAAAACAAAAATAGAAAGAGTGTTGTTAGAATCATACGCTAACGACACATTTAAAGACGAAATAAAAAATTTCAAAAAATATGTTTTAGAAAACAAAAACATAAGTAAATTATTTTATTTATACGATGAATTAAATTCTCCAAAAGCATTAAGTGAATCTTACGCCAGAGAGTTTATTAACGAAAGTATTAAAATGTATGAGAACACAATCAATAAAATCAAGCAATCTGATTTAAATAAAATAAAATCTTGGGTTGGTAATAAACAGATAGAGAATCAATATGAGACTATCGATACGTTGTTTTCTTCAGATATATTAACGATTGAATCTAAAATTAAATGTAGAAACATTCTGTCAGAATCTCTTAGAAAATTACCGGTGGTGAAAACAGAAGGGATTGATTTACCGTTAACAACAATGGTAAGTGTTGCAAACAAAACTATTAAAAGTTATATTGATGGTTTAACTGAATCTGACAAAAAAGAATTAATGTCTTTATTGTCTGAAGATGATTCAACATTGAATGAAAAATACGTTACACTTAAAGAAGGTGTAGTTACGAAACTAACGGAAATGAAGAATGCTAGCACTGATTCAACAATGCAAATAAGAATTGAGGATACTATCTCAAAAGTAATTTCTGAAAAATACGACAAACTTACGTACTTCAAACTTAAAAACCTTAAAGAAAATCTTTAATTATCGTCTGATTTAAATTTTTTCTGAACATACTTAGCTTTTGAAAGACCATCACGTTTAATTACTGATGGTTTTTTAAATTCTTTTCGTTTTGATAATTCAGAGCTTTGACGGGTTTTAATTACTTTACTTTTATAGAGTTTTAGAGCTTTCTCAATCGTAATGTGATTATTTAATTTTACTATTAGCATATACTACATATATCTCCCTCCTACAAAAAAGTTTTGACATTACCCATAAAAACACCTATTATTTTTAAAAATAAACAGGAAAATATGAAAATTAATGAAAAAGGGAAAAACTTCTCTACTACACGGGTTCAAAACAGCGAAGATTGTTTATGGAACGGTAGACTCAATCAAACTTAAATCACTTTACTTAAACATCCAAACTTGGGTTGAACCAATATACGAATGTGATAATTGGACAAGAACAGTTCTTAACCTAAGTAGGAGTATTAAACACTCAATCTACGAGTCAATAAACAAAGATATATTCAACGACAAATTTATTGTAGACTTAGATTTAAGGTCCAGCGGACTCAATCTAAACAAAAAATCGTTTATGAACCTTGAAATAAATTTTTATTTAATACAAGAAGATTTGGATTTCAAATGTAACGAAATAAAAGAATCATTACAACAAATAACAAAACAAATTTTTAAAGATAATTTTTTAGATAATGAAAATTTTAACTTTTATCTAACCAAAAACAGTAAAATCACAGAAGAATTGTTACAAACCGAGAATGTTTAATATTTATAAATAAAACATTCAAAATGAATTTAAGAATATTACAACCAAGTGAATCAGGGAAAGGTATATTAGTTGAATACGATGCTGGGTATATTAACCCAAATGATAATCGTAACGAAACATTAATTAGAGAATCTAGCGAAACTCTTGACCACACTAAACCAATTGAGTTTTATGCCGTATTACAAAAATATGATACCCCTAATAGAAATGGTAGATTATATCCTGAACGTATATTAAAAAGAGAGGCGGAGAATTATAAAAAAATGATTAAAAAGGGAACAGCCCTATCCGAGTTAAATCACCCGGAATCATCTTTAATCGATTTAGATAGAGTTTCTCACGCAATCACCGAAGTATGGTGGGAAGGTAATGTCCTAATGGGTAAAATAAAACTACTTACATCACCGGGATATCACGAAAGTGGTATTTGTTCAACCAAAGGTGACTTAGCAGCTAACTACCTAAGACAAGGAGTTACATTAGGTATCTCATCAAGAGGTGTAGGTTCCCTTAAAAAGATTGGTGAACAAAATGAAGTTCAAGACGATTTTGAATTAATCTGTTTTGATTTAGTATCATCACCATCAACCCCGGGAGCGTATCTATTCTTAAATAAAGAGGATAAACAACTATACGATGAGAACTTAGAAGAAGAGAAAAAAATGAGTGTTGAGAGACACGTTGGTGATTCCGGAAATAAATCGCTTGACTTAATGAAAAAATTAAACGATTATTTGGGTTACTAATAAAAAAAAACAAAATGGAAGAAAAGTATTTTATCGCAAAAGTTACCTTGGACTCAGTTGATGAGGCATCAGGTAAGATTAAAAAATTAAGAGAAGAAAAATTAGTAAGTGGTTACAACCCTACTGATGTTGAGGCGAAAGTTACCAAAGTTTTTGAACATTATACAATGGAGTGGAGAATTACCGCTATTGTAGAAAGTAAAATTGATGAAGTAATTGAGTAGTTAAATTTTTAATTATTAAGTAAAAGAGGACATATAGTCCTCTTTTTTTATGCTTTTTATTTTTTGGAGATATTTATCAATGTATAAAAACCTAACTCAATTTAAGTAAATTTTAAACTTTTTTTGAATTAGGAGATATTTATATATTAAAATAACAACAAAACGAAATGGCAAAAGAAAAATCTTTAGTTGAAGAGGCTATCATCCAAATGAAAAACTTGGAAGAAGCGGTAGCTGAAAATGCAAAAGGAATACTTGCTTCTACAATGAAACAAGAAATCAAAGACCTAGTAAAAGAATCTCTAACTGAACAAGACGAGATTAACCCTGATGACGTTGAAGTGGATGAACCTATGGGTTCTGATGATATTGCCGATATTGATATGGGTGATGATTCAGATGAAGAAGGTGATGAAATGGATACTGATGATACTGATGACGAAGAAGATATGGACTTTGGTGACGAAGAAGATATGGACGACGAGGAAGACACTATTGACTTAACTGACGCAGACGATGAAGAAGTACTTAGAGTATTTCAACTTATGGGTCCGGATGACAACATTGTCGTAACAAAAGACGACAAAGGAAACACTCACCTTAAAGATGAGGAAACCGGTAAAGAGTATATGATTGTTGGTGAAAGTGAAGAAGAAGAATTTGAAATGTCTGAAGAATGGGACGAAGAACTTGAAGAAGATGAGATGGGTGACGAATCTATTGAATCAATCGTTGAGAGAATGTTCGGTTCTGATGATGAAGACGAAGACGAAGTGGAATTTGATTTTGAAGAGTTTGACGAATCTGATGATATGGACGATGAAGAAATCGTTTATGAAATCGAAATGGATGAAGAAGACGAAGAAGAATTAGGTGAAGAAGAAATGGATGATGAATCTATTACTGAAGCTAAAATGTCTATCAAACCAAAAGGTGTTGGGATGGGTAATCAATCAAAATTTAAATTTAACAAATCACCTAATCAAGGAACAGGATTTAAAACTAAAATGAAAGAGGCTCCAAAATCTGTAGGAACAGGTAAAGCGAAATTCGAGTATAAAGAAGGTGAAAATTCAGGAACTAAATTAGGAACAAACAAAGTTGTTAAGAAAACTGAAACAAAAGAAGGTTCAACTAGAAAACCAATGGTTAAAAAAGTTGAAGGTAAAAAAGAAGAGACAAAAGAGGCTGTAAGAACTTTAGGTTCAGGGTCTAACTTTAGAAAAGGTGGTTTACCAAAACCAAGAGCTCATTCAAGTTTTAATACTGCTATCAAAGAAAGTAACACTAATTCAGAGTTACAAGTTCTTAGAGAAAAAAACGAAGAATACAGAAAAGCACTTAATGTTTTCAGAAGTAAATTAAACGAGGTTGCAATCTTCAATTCAAACTTGGCTTACGCTACACGTTTGTTCACTGAACATTCAACATCAAAACAAGAAAAAATTAACATTTTAAGAAGATTTGATGGTGTTGAAACTATCAAAGAATCTAAAAATCTATATCAGGTCGTTAAAAATGAATTATCCTCAGGAACTAAAACTCAAACTATGAACGAGTCAATTGAAAGAACAATCGCAAAATCACCTTCTACAGGAGCGGTTAACTTACTTGAATCAAAAACATATGAGAATCCACAGTTCTTAAGAATGAAAGATTTAATGGCAAAAATAAAATAAAAATAAATTAAAATTAATAAAAACCAAAAAAAATGGGAGCATTATTAGAATCAGGATTAGTTGGTAACATCGGGTTAAAACACCTTAAAGTTATCAAAGAAGACACAATCAACAAATGGGATAAATTAGGATTCCTAGAAGGTCTTAAAGGACACATGAGAGAAAACGTAGCTCAGTTATATGAGAACCAAGCGTCTTTCTTAATAAACGAAGCTACAGGTGAAGGTTCAAACGGTTCATTCGAAACGGTTGTATTCCCTATCGTAAGAAGAGTATTCTCTAAATTACTTGCGAATGAAATCGTATCAGTACAAGCTATGAACTTACCAATCGGTAAATTGTTCTTCTTCGTACCTAAAATTCAAGGTTACCAATCAGGTCAAGAAACTATCTTAGGAACTCAATTAGGTGGTGGTACTCACTACGGACCAATTGGTGCGGCTGATGGACAAACTGCGGCTGATGGTCAATCAGGAGCTGGTTACACAGGAGCAAACGCATTCAAGAAAAATCTTTATGATTTATTCTATGAAGGAAACGAAGGTCAATTAGACCCTCCAGGATTGTTTGACTACTCTAAAGGACAATGGTCGGCAGTTACTAAACCAACAACAGTTATGGTTTGGTCAAATGGTAGTTTAGTTGTTGCTGACGCAACTGCATTAGCTAACCAATTCAATGGAAAAAACATTAGAAAAGTAATCGTAGCATTATCAGGATTCACAACTGCTGGTACAGGTAAATTAATCGGACCAGACGGTAATGAAGTTGATACTGAAACTTTCTTATCTGATTTAAGAATCTACAGTGATTCTACAACTGCATGGACTTCAACAACATCACCTTGTAGTGTTGTAAGTGGGTCTACCGGAATAAACTCATTATTGTTTAGAGTTGTTACTCAACAATATGGTGAAGGTATCGTTTCAGGATTAAACGGAAGAGGAACTACATCATTTGCAACTACAGGTAATAACGGTACTTACAATGATACTTGTTCTCCTGCAGGAATCATCTACTTAGAAGTTGATTTATCTTGTCCAACTTGTCCTTCTTGTGGTGACACATTAGACGGTTATACAGGAACAACTATCGGAGTATTACCATCAACTGGGTTTACTGCTGTTTACAGACGTTACGCTGATATGGAATTTGAAGATAAAATCGGTGAGGTTTCTTTCGAATTAGATTCAGTTACTGTATCTGTTACAGAAAGAAAATTAAGAGCACAATGGTCTCCTGAGTTAGCTCAAGACGTTGCAGCTTTCCACAACATCGATGCTGAGGCTGAATTAACAGCTTTATTATCTGAACAAGTTGCGGCTGAAATCGACCGTGAAATCTTAAGAGATTTACGTAAAGGTGCGGCATGGAACTTACGTTGGGATTACAATGGTTGGAGAAGAATCTCTTCAACAACAAACTATACACAAAAAGATTGGAACCAAACTTTGATTACTGCAATTAACCAATTGTCAGCACAAATCCACAAATCTACTTTAAGAGGTGGAGCTAACTGGATTGTAGTATCTTCTGA